GGTTTACCTTTTAAATCTGAATTGGTTTTAAATTATGTTAGTTTAGCTAATGTTAATTTAAATGCAAAAGTTTATCCTGTTCTTTATTCTCCAACAATACCAACACAACAAGATTATCAAATTGGAGAATTTAGAAGATATTTTTGTAAAAAAACAAATGATTTAATATACTTAGAAATTAATAAGGATACACATGATAAAATATTATCTAAAGATCCTCAAATTGAATATTCATTGTATTTACCTTTTTTCTTAAGTTGGCAACTAATTGGAAATAAACAACAAGTAGCTCGTACCAACAAAAATATAGTAGATTTAACTATGAAACGTTTATCTCTACCTAAATTTAATCTTTACCTAAAAGAAGATTACACAAAATACTATAAGTAATTTGGCAACATAACTGTGTGATGTTATATTAACATTAATTAAGGTTATGTTTTGGCTAATTGAAACGGAAAAGGATTTAGAGGTATTACAACAAAAAATAATTAAGGAAGCTTTTGTTGAGATTATTCCTTATCATAATCATATTCATCCTGCCTTAAACAATGTATCATTAGTTTATATTAGGCCGTTTAATGACACTAAAGGTTATATGTTATGTGTTTCGCATAGTGAGACTGCCTCGCTTAATAAAACGTTAGTAAACGCTATACTACAAAAAATAGAACGAGTATGGGTACAAGATAAGAAACAGGCATTATATTACTTTCCATTAAAATGCTTGTGCGACCTGTCCCAACTCATTCCTCCGTATATACAAGATCCACCTAAAGTATATAACCACTTTTACTCTAAATATCCTAACTATAAAGAAACCAATAAATTAATACCAGTTACCAAACATTATGAAAAATGTGAACATATTTATGAGCATATTCGTAGTGTTTTACCTAAGGAACTACCAGATTGGTTTGATTTTTATAATAGTAAGGTAGTATTAGCGTTCTTTGGTATTGAAAAAAACGGATTAAAAATAAACAAATATGAATTTGATAAACACTATGAACTCAATCAGGAATTTTATTCTATACAAGATGATAGAATCTACACCAGTTACAATTTGGCTACAACAACACGTAGACCAAGTAACTCTTTTAATGGTGTTAATTTTGCAGCGATAAATAAAGACGATGGCGCAAGGAGGAGCTACATATCGAGTCATGGGTTCATTGAGTTCGATATTAGTGCATATCATCCTACTATTGTCGGTCGTTTACTTGCCTATGATTTTGGCGTTTTGGATGTCCATCAAGCGTTCGCCGATCTCTACCAAACGAGTTATCAAGAAGCAAAAGAAATCACTTTCAAGCAACTCTATGGTGGAGTATTTAAAGAGTATGAGCATCTGGAATTTTTTCAGAAAGTAAAAGAATTTGTAGCAAGAAATTGGGAGGCGTTTAATAACTCAGGTAAAGTTATCGTGCCGATTTCAGGTTATTGCTTTGAAAAGGATAAACTGGAAAATATGAATCCGCAGAAGTTATTTAATTATATGTTGCAAAACATAGAAAGTGCTATTAATACCAGGATATTAATGGATATACATAAGTTATTGAGGGGTAAAAAAACCAAGATTGTGTTATATACTTATGATAGCTTTTTGTTTGAGCTTGGAGACGGGGAAGAGGATATAGAAATTGAAATAAATAAAACATTTGAGAAATATAAACTAATTACAAAAACGAAAAAAGGTTATGACTATGATTTTACAAGAGAATAAACATATGTATAGGGGATACGATTTTGATTTAACTACTATACGCGACGTGAATAATAAGTTATTTTGTACTTTTACAGCTTTAGAGGGTCTAGATGAGCTAATTAGTGAGCTAACTAGAGCATATACTATTATGTATAATAAAATGTTTGTTTTGTATGTAAAAAGTACAGATGAATATGTTGTTACTTATAATGTAGAGCAAGGTAATGTTGAAGGTATTCCATTGAATACTATTCTAGTACATAGGAAGAAAGAAACTAATACGCTTTATACAATTAATGCGTTAAATGATTTAATAAAAAAATTAAACAGTGGTGTGGTTGATCCATCTTACCGTGTAAATTGGCAACACTATAAAAACTGTATTTTGTTAACCAACCATAACGAGTTGAAACAATTGAATACAAAAGTTTATAAGATTGTTGAGCTTTAAAAAACCGGTTTGGCGATTTAAATTTCTTTTATTATATTTATAACATATTAAATAACATGAAACAAGCAGATAACTTCAATTTAAGAAAATTCATTACTGAAGGTCGTTTATTAAAAGAAAACACTGTTAATAACAAATATGTTGTTAAAGATGAAGAATTAAGTGATGAAAGTGGTGATTTTTACACAATCAATCCTAAAAAAGCATTTGAATATCTAAAACAATTTAATTCTAGTGAAGTGAGTGCTAAACAATTTATCAAAGATGATGAAGGTTGGGGTGAATTTGAACAATATCTTGAGGATGTTGAACAAATGTCTGATAAGGAATTAGAAGATGCAATGCGTGAAGAAATGAGTATGTATTTCTTTAGTAACCCTAATGAATTAGGTTAAAAAATTATAAATTAAAATAAAGAGCCCTTCAAAAGAGGGCTCACCTTAACTTGGTTATACAATACCTCGTTCTTATATTTCCGACATTAAACTAATAAATAAAATCATGGATATTAATGCTATCAAACAACGACTAAATTCATTACAGTCGACAAACAACACAGGCAAGAAAGAAAAAATTGATTACTCAAAAGTTTACTGGAAACCAAAAGAGGAAGGAAAGTACCAAATTCGTATTGTTCCTTCAAAATTGAATCCTAAAAACCCATTCCAAGAGGTTTTTGTTCACTATGGATTTTCAAAATTTCCTATCTACGCCTTAACTAACTGGGGAGAAAAAGACCCGATTGTAGAATTTGCTGCTCAATTAAGAAAAACTAATGACAAAGAAAATTGGTCATTGGCTAAAAAATTGGACCCAAAAATGAGAGTTTTTGCTCCTGTAATTGTTAGGGGTGAAGAAGAAAAAGGAGTACGTCTTTGGGAATTTGGTAAAGAAATTTACATGCAACTTCTAGGTATTGCTGAAGATGAAGATTATGGAGACTACACAGACATCAATGAAGGTAGAGACTTTACAGTTGATGTAGTTAAAGGTGACATTGGTGGTCGTCAAGGTCTTAAATCATCAATTCGTATTAAGCCTAAAACAACTTCATTAAGTTCTGATGCCTCATTAATTCAGACATTCCTTAAAGAACAACCAGTATTGTTAGAAATTCAAAGAAAAATGGAATTTGATGCTTTGAAAGAAGTATTGCAAAATTGGTTGTCACCTGAAGATGCAGCTGGGGAAGTAGATGAGGATGAAGAAGAAGCAGTAGTAGAAGTAGCTCCAGTTAAAGCTTATGCTTTGAAAACACCTATGGCTCCTAAAGCCTCAAAAGCAGATCAATTTGATTCTTTATTTGAAGATGAAGAAGACAATAATGATTTGCCGTTCTAATTAAATTAAAGTTATTTTATGCCAAGACCTAAAAAAAGCGAATCGCTAACGGAAGCAATCTCCACAGAGATTAAATCAAACTTCAACCTTGAGAAATTCAAGGAGAAAAAATTATTAAATGGAACTGTTAAGTTTAAAGAACAAAAATGGATTCCATTTTCAAAAGCACTACAAGATTCAATTTCAGTAGCCGGCGCTCCAGTAGGTCACATTACATTATTAAGAGGACACAGTAATACAGGTAAGACTACAGCTTTACTTGAGTTAGCAATTAGCGCTCAAAAAATGGGTATCTTACCTGTTTTTATTATTACTGAAATGAAATGGTCATGGGAACACGCTCGTACAATGGGTTTCCAACTTAATGATGTAGTTGATCCTGAAACCGGTGAAGTAGTTGACCACGATGGGTTCTTTATTTATAAAGATAGATCGTCATTAGGTACTATTGAAGATGTTGCTGAGTTTATTGCTGATTTGTTGGACGAACAGAAAAAAGGTAATTTACCTTATGACTTGTGTTTCTTCTGGGATTCAATTGGTTCAATACCTTGTAAAATGAGTGTTGAAGCAAATAAAAACAATCCTATGTGGAACGCAGGAGCTATGTCTCAACAATTTGGTAACTTTATTAATCAACGTTTCCCTCTATCTAGAAAAGAAAACGCACCATATACTAATTCAATGGTAGCCATTAATAAGATCTGGGTTGCTCCAGCTGAAAACATTATGGCACAACCTAAAATGAAGATGAAAAATGGTGAAACTATGTTTTTGGATGCTTCAATTGTATTGACTTTTGGTAACATTACTAATAGTGGTACAAGCAAAATTAAAGCAACTAAAGATGGTAAGGAAGTAGAATTTGCTGTAAGGACTAAAGTATCATGTGATAAGAACCACGTTACAGGATTACAAACAAAGAGTGTTGTAATTGCTACTATTCACGGTTTTATTCAAGATGATAAAAAAGAAATTGATACTTACAAGAAATCACATTCTATGGAATGGAAAGATATTCTAGGAGATGGAAAGTTTGAAGTTATTGAAGATTCATCAGATTGGAATGAATCAACCAGAGATATTCCTCTAGACTTAATGGATGGAGAATAAGTTTGGCTTATCTGAAAAAATTTGTTATATTTAGATAACATGAAAAAGAGCGACTTGATAAACCTTCTAGGCAAAGTAACCAAAGAAGATGAAGTACTAACAAACCCTCATGAGCGAGTATTGCTTATTGATGGATTGAATTTGTTTTTTAGAAATTTTGCAATGATGAAGATGGTTAACCAGGATGGAGCACATGTTGGTGGCCTAGGAGGTTTTTTACGCTCATTAAATTATTTAACTAATCAATTACAACCAACTTCTGTCTATGTTGTATTTGATGGTGCTGGTTCTTCTATTAATAGAAAGAATTTATTACCTGAATACAAATCAGGTAGAAATTTAGTTCGAATTACTAATTGGGATGTTTTTGACTCATTAGAAGAAGAACATGATTCTAAAGTTAATCAAACTGTTAGGTTAATTCATTATTTAAAATGTTTACCTGTTAAAACAGTTAGTATGAATAAGGTGGAAGCCGATGATATTATCGCCTATTTAAGTAATATATTGTCTACTAAACATGATTCTAAGGTATTCATTGTATCTAATGACCAAGATTTTATTCAATTAGTAGACGATAAAATAACAGTATATAGACCAGCTGAAAAAGAATTTTACACCAAAGATATGATTAAAAGCAATTATGGTGTATTAGCTGAAAATTTTATTTTATACAAAACACTTTTAGGTGATAATTCAGATAAAGTAGAGGGTATTAAAGGTTTAGGTAAAAAAGGTGTTACTAAAAAGTTTCCTGAATTACTTGAACGCCCTCTGTCTTTTGATGATTTAATGGGTATTGCTGAATCAAAATTAAAAGAGCATGTTATTTACGCTCGAGTGCTTCAAGATGAGGAACGATTAAGAAATAATTATAAAATTATGGATTTAGGAAAACCATTAGTTGATGAAGTAGAAAAACAATATCTAGAAGAATTTTCAGAAGAATTACCCCCAGCTTTGAATACCAAAGCATTTATGTTACTTTATAATGAAGATGGATTAAATAAACTAATGAAAGATCCTGAACTAACGCTTACCAACACATTTAAAGTAATAAACAGTTTTAAAAAATAAGTTATATGACATTACAAAATCTTTCACAGTATGGAATAGGATTCCAGGTCAAGGTACTGTCTTCACTTTTAACACATAAAGAATTTCTATTGAATATTCAAGATGTGTTAAGTGAAGAATACTTTGATAACACAGCACATCGTTGGATTATTAAAGAAATCCTAAAATACTATCAAAAATATCATACTTGTCCTAGTATGGACGTTTTAAAAGTAGAACTGAAAAAAATTGATAATGAGGTTCTACAAGTATCTATTAAAGAACAATTAAGAGAAGCATATAAAGCATCTGATGAAGATCTTAAGTATGTTGAAGAAGAATTTTCTAACTTTTGTAAAAACCAACAGCTTAAAAAAGCGTTGTTAACAAGTGTAGATTTTCTTAACGCTGGAGACTATGATTCGATCAGGTCAATGATTGATAATGCACTTAAAGCAGGTCAAGACAAAAATATGGGTCATGAATATAATAAAGACGTTGAGTCAAGATATAGAGAAGACCATAGAAAAATTGTTCCTACACCTTGGAATACATTTAATGAACTACTTCAAGGTGGTTTAGGCAATGGTGACTTTGGACTAATATTTGGCAGTCCAGGTGGAGGTAAATCTTGGTCACTAGTTGCTTTAGGTGGTTATGCTGTTAAATTAGGTTATAATGTTTTACATTATACCTTAGAATTAGGAGCTG